CAATTTGGGTGATTTTGAAAAAGTATCGAAACAGCCTTTCGCAGCTAGAAATAAATGGACGGAGGATAACTCAGACTGGATTTGCCAAGTGGGTCGAGACTTTAAGGGGACAGTCGAGCTGTGGTCTAAAGCCGATAAGCCGTTCCAGTTTTTAGCAGCTTGCAACGCCTGGTCACAATGGAAAGAGCATGGCTTATTGTACCACTGCGCCATCCCTTGCAGCCTTGATGGTTCCAACTCCGGGTGCCAGCACTACTCAGCTGCCTCTCTTGATGAGAAGGACGGAGCCCTCGTCAACCTCACGCCAAGCGAAAGCCCACAAGACGTTTATCAGTCAGTGGCTGACCTGGTTCTCAAAAGGGTGACTGCAGACGCTTTGGTCGAAGATGAGCAACAGGTATTTGCAAAAGCCTGGTTGGCTTACGGTATCAACCGAAAGGTGTGTAAGCGCAATACCATGACCTATGCCTATTCTGCGGTTGTCTATGGATTTGGGGAACAGCTCGAGGCCGATGTTATGGTTCCGCTGGCGACCTTGGTGCTCAAGGGTCAGATTAAGGCACATCCGTTTGGAGAGACTGCCTATGAGAATGCCAAGGCTGCCCGATATCTAGCGCAAATCAACATGGACAGTATTCGCCAGGTAATAAGGTCAGCAGCTGATGGCATGGAGTTTTTCAAGGCTATTGCTGGTGCGCTTGCCCACGAAGGTAAGCCAGTGCGCTGGACTACTCCAACCGGGTTTATTGCCTACCAAAAGTATACTGATTTTGATATGAAGAAGGTTAAGCTATTCCTACATGACCGGGCCACCCATGTTGAAAAACGGATGCAGATAACTGTGCGTCAGCGGAGTAAGACTAAGATTAAAAAGCGCAAGTCCAAGTCATCGATTAGTCCGAATGTCATCCACAGTATGGACAGCTCACATCTAATGAAAACAGTGTTACTGCTGAAAGAGCAAGGTGTTGTGGACTTTTTCTTAATTCATGATTCCTTCGCAGCGACTCCCTCTGAAACTGATTTAGTGTACGGAGCCGTCAGACTAGCGTTTATTGAAATGTATGACGGGTTCTGTATGTACCAAAAGTTTCTTGACGAAGCCAACCAGCAACTCAGTTTACAAGGTCGAGACATGCTGAATGTCACGGTCCCCAAAAAAGGTAATCTTGACCTTTGGAAAATTCTAGATTCGGAGTATTGCTTTGCCTAACTAATTAAGGAGGTATCTATGAGTAAAGGTTCTAACAGAAGGCCCACCAACGAAACTGCATTTGCTGCAAACTTCGACAAGATATTTGGTAAGCCGCCCATTAAAAAAGAAAAGCAACTAGGGGAAGAGAAGACAAAACAAGCCCAAAAATAGGTACAGAAGCAAGCGCCAAGGTCATGTGAAAGCATGGCCTTTTTTTGTGCCTGGGAGAAGTGTCCACCCTTAGAGATACTCAAAAAGGAAAAATCACGAATGCATCCCAGGGAACGAGTGTACGGAATGCTGGAACTGCTCAGGTCTCAAGGCAAACCAATTCCAACTGCACTTATCAATGAAGCAAAAAAACTAGGTATCCACCTAGACCTAACTGAAAACCCAATAACCAAAACCAAGGAGAGCACTTAATGGCTCAAAATAATCGAGTGGCATTTACCACTGACGTAGGAAAAGCCCAATACCCGTGGCTCAACAAACCTGATTCTGCATTTGGGGGTGAGCCCAAGTACAAAACTAATTTAGTGATGGAAAATTCTAAGGCCATTATTAAGTTAATTGTTGACGCTGCCCGACAAGAATTTGGCGACAAGGCCGACAAAGCCAGAATGCCTTTTGATCTCGATGAGGATACTGGCGAATGTATTTTAAAAGTTAAGTCCAAGTACGCCCCTGCGTTTTTTGATGCGACAGGTCAGGAAATATTTGGCGGTCAGATACCACAACTCTTTGGCGGCAGTGTAATTAGAGTTGGCGGCTACGCTTCACCCTACACAGTCTCAGGGACTAGCGGTGTATCACTCCAGCTAACCAGAGTCCAGATAATTACTCCAGTCAGTAGCTCCCAGGGTGGCGGTGCAGATGCCACAGGATTCAATTCTGTCGAAGGCGGATTCACAGCAAATGACTTGATGGACGCACAGACTGAGGAAATAAACGATGAAGTGGAGCAAGCGCCAGCAACATCGGCTGACCGTTTCTAACGGTATTAAGCATGGTTACCGTAGTGGTCTTGAAGACAAGATAAGTAAGCAGATAACAACAGCTGGCCTCGAGGTCCAGTACGAAACTGACAAGATCAGTTACCACGTTCCACCGCGACATAGTAAGTACACCCCTGACTTTAAGCTGCCCAAAGACGGTGGCTTTTTTTATGTGGAAACAAAAGGCATATGGGATGTAAAGGACAGGCAGAAGCACTTGTTGATCAAAGAGCAGCATCCAGGCATTGACATTAGGTTTGTATTTTCTAATGCCAACAACAAGTTATATAAAGGCTCGAAAAGCACCTACGCCAGTTTCTGCGATAAGCATCGACTGAGGTGGGCACATAAAACGATTCCATGCGAATGGCTTGTCGAGTAGTAACCAAAGGCTGCCCTTAACCGGGTGGCCTTTTTTATTAATTTTTGAGGGGAAATCAATGGAAGCTCCGCAAGGTAATTCCGAAAATACTTTTATCAAACACCTGCCGTGCGAAAAGTGCGGATCAAAAGACAACAACGCATTGTACTCTGACGGCAGTACCTATTGTTTTGGCTGCGAGGAATATGCGTCAGCCGAAGGAACTGTTGGGCACAAGGCCACCAAAGTAAACGCAGGACTGTTACCTGGTACCTACGCTGCTCTGCCAGCCCGAGGTCTGACCGAAGAGACCTGTAGAAAATTTGACTATCAGATTGGCTTTGACGGGACACGGCCTGTGCAAATTGCTAACTATCGAAATGACTCAGGTCAAGTATCCGCGCAAAAGATTCGAGATGCCGACAAGAACTTTAAGATTCTTGGAGACGGTAAAGACATGCAGCTATTTGGCCAGCATTTGTGGACCGGAGGCAGGAAGATCGTGATCTGCGAGGGCGAGGTAGACACATGTACAGTCTCTCAGGTGCAAGGTAATAAGTGGCCTACTGTTGGCCTACCATTGGGCGCTCAAAGCGGTAAGAAAGCACTACTTAAAGCCTGGGACTACCTACTTGAGTTTGACGAAATAGTCTTGATGTTTGACCAGGATGACGCAGGGCAGAAAGCTGCACTTGATTGTGCCGAGGCCCTACCAGTAGGCAGAGTAAAGATAGCGACCCTTCCAGAGAAAGATGCCAATGAGTGTCTTAAGAAAGGTCTCGAGAAAGAGATCATCAACGCAATCTGGCGAGCAAAAGAATGGAAGCCTGAAGGTATTGTCAGCGCCAGTTCACTGTTGGATATCGTTGGTGATTTAGACGAACTTTCGACAGTCGCCTACCCCTTTCAAAAATTAAATGAGATCACCAAGGGTATACGCCCTGCCACCCTAGTCACCATCTGTGCTGGTAGTGGTGTGGGTAAGTCTACCTTTGTCACTGAGATTGCTTATGCCCTGCAGCAGTCTGGCCAGAAGGTTGGGATGTTGATGCTGGAAGAAACGAACAAGCGCACAGTTCAGGGTCTCGTAGCTGTGCACATGAATACTAACTTTGTGCAAGAGGGAGATTTGGCGACCAAAAAAGAGATACAGGCCGCACATGGCGATCTATTGAAAGACACAGACATCGAACTCTGGGATCACTTTGGTAGCTCCTCTCTAGACGTTGTTGTCAATAGGATTCAGTACATGGTCCGAGCGACTGGTTGCCAGCACATCATCTTGGACCACATCAGCATCCTAGTCTCAGGTCTTACTGGTGAGGTAACTGATGAGAGAAGACTCATCGACCTCATCATGCATAAACTCAGGACCACGGTTCAGGAGCTAGGTATTACCCTGTTCTTAGTTAGTCACCTAAAGAGACCCCAGGGCATTGGCCATGAAGCAGGAGCCAAGGTCGAGCTATCACAGCTCAGAGGTTCTCACTCTATCGCGCAGTTGGCTGATCAATGCATCGGCCTCCAAGTCAATGCCGAGGACCCCAGTGATGACACTCGTGAGATTGTCGTTCTCAAAAACAGATTCACAGGCCAGGTAGGTTTTGCCGGGCGACTTAAGTACCACCGATCGCAATCTCGTTTACTAGAGATTTCGGATATGGATTCTAAATTTTAAATAGAGAGGATATTTATCATGGCAAATCATGAAAAGAACTTCCTGGAGTTTCACCAGGCCAACCCACACGTTTACGAGCTGTTTAAAAAGTATGTCAATGCTGCTGCTAAATCTGGACGCAGTAACTACTCTGCCTATGCCATCTTTGAGCGGATCAGGTGGCACCAGGATATCGAGACCAATGACGAATTAGGCTTTAAGTTAAACAATAACCACCGCCCTTATTACGCCAGACTTTATGCCCTACAGTACCCTAACCGGGCTGGCTTTTTTAGGACCCGGAGACTTACCTCCAATTGGCCACCTATGAGTTCATCGCAACTTGATCACACAATGCAGATGGAGCTCAGTCATGTCACTAATATTTGACTTGGAGACCAACGGCCTTTTGGACCAGTTGGACACCATTCACTGTATCGGGATATTGGATACAGAGAGTAACGAAGGTGCTCAGGTCTTTCACAGCGAGGACATACCTGGTCAACTCGAGAGGCTATCCAAAGCCGATGAGATCATTGGCCACAACATCATTGGATTCGACCTTCACGCTATTAAAAAGGTTTACCCAGAGTGGACCTACCAAGGCAAAGTCACAGACACACTAGTGCTCTCTCAGCTATTCCATGCTGACCTAATATCAGAGGACTCCGCTAAGTTAAACGCAGCTGAGGTGTTGCCTAGGAACCTCTGGGGGCGGCATTCTCTGAAGTCATGGGGTATGAGAATGGGCACCATGAAGGGTGACTATGACGGAGGCTGGGAGGAGCTGAATGATGACATGCTCGTTTACTGTACCCAGGATGTAACAGTCACATACCTTCTGTACAAAAAGCTCATGGTAGACGGTTCGATATTCAGCCAACGCTCTATTGATCTTGAGCACCAAATGGCAGATGTGTGTGACCGTATAGGCAACAATGGGTGGACCTTTGACACTGTCGCTGCTGGCGCACTCTATGCCGATCTGGCTCAGAAACGATCCGACCTGGAACGTGAACTGGCGGTGTTGTTTGACCCTTGGGAAATTAACACTGTGTTTATCCCAAAGAGAGACAACAAGACGCTTGGCTATGTCAAAGATGAGCCGTTCACTAAGGTAAAGGTAGTTGAGTTCAACCCGAGTAGCCGTAAGCACATCCAATACTGTCTGACACAAAAGTATGGTTGGAAGCCCAAAGAGTTTACCCCCAGCGGCGATGCCAAAGTAGACGAAGCAGTACTCAGCAAACTCGAGTACCCAGAAGCCAAGAAATTGGCAATGATGTTTCTACTGACGAAGCGTATCGCTGCACTAGCCGAAGGCAACCAGGCATGGCTTAAGCTTTGCGACTTAGACGGTAAGCTTAGGCACCGGATTATCCCTGGTGGAACAGTGTCAGGTAGAGCCAGCCATCGATCACCTAACTTAGCTCAGGTACCCAGTACGCGGTCAGCCTATGGCCGTGAGTGCCGTGACCTATTCACAGCACCCCCAGGCTGGATTATCTGCGGCTCCGATCTATCTGGCATCGAGCTCAGGTGCCTAGCGCACTACCTTGATGACGGAGGTGAATATGCCAAGCAGATTCTCGAGGGTGACATTCACACTTTTAATCAAAAGGCTGCTGGATTAGCTACCCGGGATTTAGCTAAAACTTTTATTTACAGCGTTTTATACGGCGGAGGTGATGGGCTCATAGGTTCTATTGTTGGTGGTAAAGCCAAAGATGGTAAGCGCCTAAAACAAGCATTCGACCAATCAATACCTGCCTTTAAATCACTCAAGAGCGAGCTCCTAAGAGCCTACAAACGTGGCTATCTCAAGGGCCTCGATGGCCGTGCTTTGAGTGTTAGAAGCGAACACAGGTGCCTTAGCCAGCTGCTTCAGTCGGCAGGCGCAATTATATGTAAAGAGTGGGTCAGGCTAATTGACCAGGAACTAACCAAGGCAGGCAGTAAGGCATACATCATGGGCTGGATTCATGACGAAGTGCAGATCGCTTGCCCTAACGAAAAGGAAGGTAACAATGTCGGTAATCTCACTAGACGAATGGCGAAAGAAGCAGGCACTGCTCTCAAAATCGAAATCGACATCGATGCCGAGTACAAGCTTGGAAGAACTTGGTCTGATACCCACTGACGGACCTTCAGATTTCGAGGATAACCTAGATCAGATAGTCGCGCTCTGGATCATATTAGACAGAGCCT